ACTTATATTCATAATTTACAAAAAATAATATAGTTGTAATATTTATAATTGATTTATTTATAATTTTGTATTTCTCCAATCACAAAACCACCATATTTATAAATAATTTCCATTGATTTATCAATATCATTTTTATCAATTACTATAAGCATACCTATACCACAATTAAATACTCTATACATTTCATTCATTTCTAATTTACCAAAAATTTGTATCCATTTATATATTTTTGGTAACACCCAACTTTTTTTGTTTATTTTCATATTTAGACCTTTAGGTAATATTCTTTCTGGATTATCTATTAATCCACCACCAGTTATATGACACAATCCTAATATATTAATTTTTTCATTTAACGATATAATTTCATCCAAATAAGATTTATGTGGTCTGCACAAATAATCCATTAAATCATTTGGTGGTGTAAATTTCTCTAATAATTTCAATACTAAAGAATATCCATTAGTATGTAACCCATTGGATGGTAATGCCAGTACAATATTACCCTCTTTTATATTCTTTTTCCCATCTATAACATTATTTTTATCTACAATACCAGTAATAGTACCAGCTATATCAAACTCTAAATCTCTATATACACCAGGCATTTCAGCAGTTTCGCCACCTATTATTATACAATTTGATTTTTTACATGCTTCAGACATACCTTGTACAATATTTGTAGCATGTTTAGATTCTAATCTATGATATGCTAAATAATCTAAAAAATATAATGGTTTAGCACCTTTTACTAAAATATCGTTAATACAATGATTAACAATATCAATACCTAAATTTTTTAATGTATTTACTCCTCCATATTTGTTCATAAATCGTGTTTTAGTACCAACACCATCAGTAGAAGAAACCAATATAGGATTTTGATATTTATATCTATCTAAGTATTCTCCTAAATTAAATAATCCACCAAAATCACCAAAATTATTTTCACTATATTGATTATACGTATTTTGAATATATGGTTTCATCAGTTTAACACACTTGTTACCTTCATCTATATTTACACCACTTTTTTTATATGTAATATTAGTATCGCCAATATCTTTACGCCAATGATAATTTTGAAAGAATTTATCATAATTTTTATTAATTAAATTTGAACTATCTTCGAAATCACCCGATTCTATCATTGCTAAAATTCGAGAACCTGTTGTATATAAATTATTATTAATCATAGTAACTCCAGATATATAGTAGTTTAATATAGGAATATTAATAGGTAAAATTGTTTTTTTAATAGGATACTCCTTTGGTACTAAATATTTACACACTGTATTTTCATTTTTAAATTTAATATTAATGGTATCCAAATTTTGATGTATTATAGATTTAAATATACTATTTAAATTACAAATTGTATTATCTAATAAATGTAAAACATTAATACATTCTGGATCCCCAAATCTAGCATTGTATTCTATTATTTTTATACCATCTAATGTTTTTATATAACTACCATATAGAATACCTTTGTATCCATTATCATTATTTATTTTTTTTAATAAATGTGTAACTACAAAATTTAATTCTTGAGCAGTTTTTAAATCTTCTTCAGACAAAAATGGCAAACTGTGATTAGAATAAGAAATACTACCCATACTACCAGTATTTGGTCCTTTATCTCCATCATTAAGTCGTTTATAGTCTTGTACTAATGGCATATGTTTTATATTTTTACCGTCACAAAAACTCATTAAAGAAAACTCTTGACCAAATAATTTTTGTTCTAAAACAACACTATTACCTTCACTTAATATCTGTTTACAATAATGTATTCCATCTTTTTTATCCTTTAAATGTTCACCAGATAATTTTACTCCTTTTCCACTTGATAGTCCACTAGGTTTAACAACATAGTCCTCCGTAAAAGAGTTGATAACATCAATTTCTTTAAAGTTAGTTATAATGTGAAATCTAGGTAAATAATCATCAAATCCATTTTCAAAAAGTAGTTGTCTAGCAAAGGATTTATCGGTTTCAATTTTAGCATGATTATATCTTGGTCCAATACAGGGCACTAGAGGTTCTAGAATGTCTACAATTTTTCTTTCTAAATATTTTTCAGGACCAATTACTACATAATCTATATTCCAATTTTTAATACAATATTTTAAAATATTCATATTTTTATCAACTATTTCTATTAATAAATATTCTATTACTATACTTTTTATAAAAGGATTAATATCTTCACTAATACAATATAACTTTACAGTTTTATCTTGAAGTAAAGATTTACACATAGCATGTTCTCGACCACCAGAACCGAATATTAAAATATTCATTATTAGTAATTCTTGTAAAAACTTTAAGTATAATGTTTCATAAATATTATATAAAAATATATAACTAATAATAGTAATGAAAATATTATCAACTGGTGGTTTTTCAACAATACTATATCCATATAATAATAATAATGAAGTGGGTAAATTGATATATGTTAAAAAAAATAATATTGGTTACATAGAAAATGAAGTCAGAATTACAGAATTGATATATAATATAGAAAATAATAACAAATATTATTCTACATTTATATTAGAAAAGAAAGAGCTCATTAAATTAGATAGTAGCAGATTTGATAAATTAAAAGAAGTACTAATAAAGGATAAATATTATGAACCTAAAATAAATAATAGTTTGTATTTATTATGTTATCCTTTAAAATATTGTGGTATAGATATGTTTTATCTTATAAACGATGTTATTGACTTTGATTTTAGTTTATGGGAGAATAATATAGAGTATAAAATTTATAGTTTAATAAAACATTTACTAGAAGGGTTATTTTTTTTACATGAAAATAAAATAACACATTTTGATATTAAACCTGAAAATATAGTATATAACAGTGAAGGTGGTCATTTTGGGGAAAGATTTAAAATTATAGATTTTGGATTATCAAATACTTATCCATTTACTAATTATATTGAAAAGGGTCCATTTGGTACTCAAGAATTTATTCCAAAAGAGTTTGACCGAGAAATTTGTTTTCCAAATAGTAAGCCTAATGATTGGACACAAAATGCCGGTCCAGATGTATTTAAAAAATACATTCATATAGCAAGTAAAACTAAAGAATACAATTTAATATATAAAACAGATATATATGCGTTAGGGATGTCGATATATAATTTAATTTATTATTTAAACTATAATACCAAATTATTAGATAAACTACTAAAGAATATGGTACACGATAATATTTATCTAAGGTATACTGCACAACAATGTCTAGATGATGATTATTGTCAATTAGAGGTTACGAAGCATTCTTAGCATATCATTTTTATATCGGTTCCCTAAATTATCTGATTTATTGGTTTCTTTCCTACCATACCTAGTTAATACTTCGTCAATATTGTATATTTTATAATTATTTTTTAATACTCTTATCCATAAATCAAAATCTTCTGGAAAATCGGATAAATTTTCGTTATAGCTACCACAATTTAGTATATCTTGTTTTTTAAACATAACACTCGGATGATTTAAAAACCATAAAACTTTATTTCTTTTAATATATACTTTAGTAATACTTTTTGGATGTTTTTTAATACTTATTATTGAATTATCATTATGTCTAAATATTTCTACACCACTACCAACAACGGTCGCATCTTTATTTTCTTTAAAAAAATTATATTGTATTAATAATCGGTTTGGCATCATAATATCGTCTGAGTCTATTCTTGCTATTAAATTACTAGATGATTTATTAATTCCATAATTAAGTGCACCAGGTAAGCCAATATTATTATCTAAATTATATAAATTAAAATGAATATACATATCTTTCGTGTTGTATAAATTTATTAATTTAGTTAAGTTTATAGTTATATCTTTATTAGAACCATCATTAATAATATTGCATTCTATAAAATATGGAAATATTTGATTTACTATCGAATCTAATGTTTTTTTAAATATATCAATATTATCATTAAAAAATGGTAATACAATGGATATTTTTGGATAATATTTATGAAAAAAATCATTCATTGTATTATTAGAATAATCTTGCTTAGTAGTGCCCCAATAATGATTTCCATAAATATTTTCTATATATTCTGGTTTATTAAAAATATCAGGAATAAAACTTTGATATGCTTTTAGCCATTCTGGTAAAAAAAAATAACTAGGATAAATTTTACTGGATTTAAGAAGATGTTTATTTAAATTATACATTCTAGTAAATAACCCTGGTCCTAAATATTTCCAGCATGGGTCAATTTTATTTTTTCTCTTAATAATACTTATACATTTTAAAATTACCGGATTTTCACGTGTTACTCCTACTACACCACCTAAAGCAATTAAATCATTTTTCTTTTCATTTTCATATACACTAAAAAGATTATAATTTAACATTTCTTCGGTAACCTTTTTTAAAGCTAAACAATCTGCATCGAAAAATACACCTCCATATCTAAATAAAATTTCATATCTAGCAATATCAGCTTTACCATTATATTTGTCGGTACGATTATATATATTAATATTTATCATTGTTATATATTTATTTAACAGTTCTTCTGTCCATAAAATATAATACCATTTATTATTATCTCTTTTATGATTCGGATTATCTATTTTAATAGCATTATATATTTTAACGAAAGAATTTAGTAATATATCTGGAGATTTTTTAGGACCAACCCATATTTGATGTATTAATTTTGGTATAGGTTCATTCATAGTCATATTTATACTATTATAAAAAAAAATAAAATATTTAACTAGTTAATAAAAAAAAGAGCAAAATTGAAAATATATTTTTTTATGTAACTTACAAAAATGAGTCTAAAAATTCTAGACATTAATGAGAATAATATAGACATTGACATTTTAATAAAGTTGGAAAATGAAGGATTAAACTATTTTACTTCTAAATTTAATCAAATAATTAAGTTAGATGTTAATGATTTAAACTATATTTATTATAAAAAATATTTAAATATGTTTCTTATAGATAATGTTTTTGATAATTCTGGTATAAATTATGAAACTCTTTTAAAAAGTATTTTATTAGACAATCTCTTGGTAAAATTAATAGAATTTATTAATTCTGAAGACAGAATAGTTTTCTGTGATAAAATAATAGAAAATTTATTTAATTGTGGCCAAATAGATAGTAACAATATTTATAAATTACTAATTAATAATAAATTATATATGAAATCGATATGTGAAGGTAATTATTGGATGTCAGATAAAAATTTCATTAGCAATTTATTGGAGATAAATACTAATGGAGTATTAGATAATAATACTATATTTAATTTAATATTTCCGATTCTTAAATCCAAGATAACAAGAGAATATTTAATAAATTGGTTCTGTGATATTTACAATAAAAATATAGAAAGAAAAAATTTATCACATCAAGAGTTTCATACAGAAAAAGAAGATAATTATATGATATTAATAATGTATTCTTGTTTAGAATCATGGATAAAAGGTATTGATTTTGATAAGCTAAGTAAATTAAAAATAGAATATATTATGGGTAATTCTTCTAAGATTAAATGGGTGGATAAAGTAAAAAAAGATGATAATAGTTATACATATCTTAATAAATCATTCTTTATATGTCACAAATTGGTTGAGATTTCTGTGATTAATTTATATGAAGAATTAAATTTAATAGGTAAAGATATTAGTTATATTAAGTCTAAATTAGAAGAAGAGAAATCTAAAATAGATAAAAATATTTATATTATAAAAGCGTATTCAGATAGAATTCAGTCTTTAGATAATCGTAAAATTGTAGTCGATACTATTTTAAAAAAAAATAGTGTTTTGATAAATAAATTAAAAATATTTTATCAAAATACACTTTATTGGATTTTTACTAATATAAAAATATTTACTATTGAAACATTAGTTATAACTGATTCGATATTAAATAACTTCCATATATTTATAAAAAAAAATTTAGATTGTATAGATAATTTTGATGCAAATTTTTATCAATTAGTTTTAATAGTTTTAGATGAAAACAATATAACTAATAATCCTAATGTTAAGATGATATTTTTAAAATTATTGATAGAATCTATTCAGAAAAGAAGTGAATTGAGTATGATTTTTATTAGTAATAATACATCTAATTTAATAAATGTTCTAATCAAATTTTATGTTTATTTAGAGGATGCATTTTCGGATAATGTCTTTGAAAAAATCACAGCACAACTTTATATTTGTGAAATATTTAATAATTTGGAGTCTAATCAGAATATTTATTATGATTTCAAATACATTAATGACACTAAAATGTTTAAAAGGTTTATCAATATTTTTATAGGAAATCTATCAAATATGGGTGAAGAAATTTTTAAGGCATTAAGAGAATTATCTAAAAAACAAACGGAAAATATTTTAGAAACAGAACTTGATAATATATACGGTAATAAAGTTAGGCACTATAATTATCAACTATTAAATTATCTAAATGTATTTAAGATTTTAACTAAAACAAATACAAATTATTTTGTTGAAACTGGAATTAGAGATAAGTGTGCGTTTATTATAAACTTTCTATTATATGAATTAGTTGGTTCAAAAAAGAATGAATTAGTAATTAAAGACAAGGATAAATATAGTTTTAAACCAATATTGTTTTTAGAATCCTTGTATAAATCTATATTAAATTTATCAGAATTGTTAGAGTTTAAAAAAGCAATTGCATCTGAAGCTAGGTACTATAGTTATTTACACATTAAGAAATTAATTAGTATTTTAGAAAAATATGATAAAATTACATCGTTTGATATAAATTTATTACAATTACTTGATTATGAGATAATTAAACTAAATCAGGTATATTTAGAAGAAGAAGAAATTGAAATACCTGATGAATTTTGTGACCCTATAATGCAAACTATGATAGAAGTACCAGTATATTTACCTAATACAGATACGATTATGGATAAAGAAATAATTACTAGACATTTATTAACGGATGAGCATAATCCATTTAATAGAGAGAAATTAACATTAGATATGTTAGAAGAATATAATATGCGAACTGAAATTAAGATTAAATTAGATGAATTCATTAAAACTAGAGATTCATGGAAAATGAAAATAAAATAAATTCAATATCATACAATAGTAAAATGACAGACTACTTAATTTATTTTTATATTGTTTTTTAAGGTTTAAAAATATTATTATATATTATAATGGTATATTTAAAAAAAAATAAATATATAAAAAAAAAATATAGAACAAAAAAAAAAGTTACAAAAAAAACAAAAATAAAAAGGGGTGGCATGAACCCAACT